TGTATTTTTAGGAAGCTTTCTGACATATGGATTACGGGTGATAAATCCAAGTTGTGCCAATCCCGAATTGCTCTTCCAAATAAAACCAACGTAAACCGGCTTCTTATCTTCATTAAGACAGACTAATCCCGAATCTGGGTACATATTCAATGGCAGAGCCTGGCGATTCCATCCGAATAACCATTCATTTGCCATTTCTGCGTCACCTTGCTGTAGAGTTCGTGTGGTAAACATTAAGTGCTTGTTTACCTCAAAAGTAAGTTCGGATAGTTCTCTTTGCGGTTTTGCTTATTTACTAATTAGGCGAACTTCCGAGAACTGTTGTAGTGACTGATGTAATATAATAAGGTTCGCTTCCGGATTTAGTAAGTGTCACTTCCATATTCTCACCACGGATAGCAACACCGTTAGGGCGGAAGTTGCCAACCTGACCTTTCTGTGCACCGACAAAATCACCGACATTCAATCCGGTTGGTAAGGCGACGGTTATCTTATTTCCGGAAATATTTGTGATGGCAGTAAGGACAGATCCGAATTCATTCGCTACAGAATCATTCATCGTGACCTGATTGGATATTGGGCTATTGAAAACCAATTCGTTACCATTAATCGCTGTAATGCGGCCGACACCAACTACGCCTAATTTAGTAGAAGAATCTCTGAAGATCTCTGTGTAATAGTAACTTTCACGCTTTTCATAAACATTCTCTGTAAATTGTGTTGCTGTCAGGTTAGTTTTTACTGCTGTATTCCAGGATGTATTACTTTGGATGTAAATCGCATTGTAAATTTTATCAGTTACCATTTCCGGATTGACTACAAACTTTACTTTGGCTTCAAAGTTTCCTTGGCCGGCGAAATTATTGTACTGCTCCGTAACTTCATCTTCATACAAAACACCCTGAAAAGTTGTGAAAATTCTACCCAGCATCCCAAGTTTAGAATCGAAACTGTGGTTATAATAATGCGAGAATCCTTTCTGGGCGAAATTAAAAATAACAGATTCCGAATGATCGAGGCCAACGTTGTAATCGCCAAATCTGTAATCATAAGTCGCTGGAAAATTGTCGCGAGCCATTATGATATCAACGCCTTCCTGCTGGAATGTGGTTTCCGTACTGTTCAGTTCCATTATCTCTTTATCCGAGTTCGCAAGAAATCTTGTCCGCTTTGAATCCACCCAATGTAATAGGTTGTTGGCGTAAACTATACTCTCCGGATGCTGGCATCCGTATTTGTACGGTAATTCGTAGTAGCCGGAAAGTACTTCATCTGACAAGGCGACGTTTTCATTTCCCTGCATATCGGCAATAATAGATTTACCATAGTACTGATTGATCACTTTGTCCAGGCAGAATACTTTAATGTTTCCGTCGGTTGAAATAATCTTGGTAATTTCTCCGTGTTCTGTGGGAAGCGATTTCCAGTTCTGTAAAGTGGGATTGTAAATTGGTAACTCATTCAGCGATAATTCCTGATTGTAAAGGCCGCTGTAAGTAATGTCGTTCGGTTTTCTTCTGGCTTTATATCCATTAATTTCGTAGGCGGTTCCCCGGAAATTGGTCGTTAGTTTTTTACCGTTGAAAGCATCCTTTATTTTATAACTTTCAACGCCATTTCCCCACGAGTAGCCATTGTAAAAATTAATATCAAATATTTTATTGCCGCCAACCTCGGAATCTGCAATAATATTTCCATCGATTATCGGATAGGTTTTCTCCGTTTCAAAGTAGAAACCATTATCTGTCTCAATACCAATATTGGTAGTTCTGAAGATAATAGGATCTACGCCGGCGATCAGGTTGACAGTGGTTGTAGGCTTCACCGCAAGTGCTTCCGACGCATTAGTGCTGCCACCATCATTTGGCTCCCAATTATATGCAGCAATGCCTGAATTTTTCACGTGGTTCGGGTACATATAATTAGTAAGGAACCAAACATTGTCACCGTCTTCTTTGATATCGATAAGCGGTTCATCATATTCGGCTTCCAGCAATTCGTAAATGTTTGTGTAGTTTCTGCTGGCATATAATTCTTTGCTGAAGAAAATATTACCTAAACCATTGGTATGGAATGTGCCGCCATACTTTTTCCACATATACTCAAAGTTCAGTGTAATCTTAACAACGTCACCTTCTTTTATAGTGCCGAAGTCTGATTTCAATAAGTGCCCTCTATTATTGAGTGAAGTATAGTACCAAGGTGGCGTAATGCCATCATAGCCGCTACTTGCATCGAATCTGCGAGAGTCGGAGCTGCCATACATAAAATCAATACCAAAAACACCGGCTTCATATTCGGAAGATAATGTCTCCGGCGTTAAAACTTCCTGATAGGTTTTACTGATATTGGTACCGTTATAAGTGGGATTGATATAATTGTCATCATCTTTTATTTTAACGTAGGTTCCCTCGATATCCAGGCCTTGAGTGATTCCCAGCTGCAGCACATCTTCCACAATGACTTCTTTGTAAACTGTTTCATCAGCACTCACAATGATTAGAACGTCATTCTTTTTTACCCGACTGATATTGTCATTGGTAAGGTTAAGATAAGTGTATTTTCCAATCTTTTTAATGTAAGTAATGTAGATGATCTGGTAATTAAGAACTTCAGATTTTACGGCAATTTTCATCTTCGTTGCGAAAGCTGGCGGCTTAAATCCGGCATCAAATTCTACCTGAAGCTTATTGACGTTCAAACGGTCTGAAAATCCAACTTCAACTTCGCTCTCCGTTTGGTTAATCGGCAGAAGGGCAGTAGTGGAAATATTATGATCTTCATAGAAAACCGGAGCACACTTATATCTGAAAAGTGAAACAGCCGTTTTTTTATCCGGTGCATCTGCAAAATCATATTGTATTTTATTGACTTTGTATTTTACGTCAACAGGTATTCCTTCCTTATCAACCAGATCAAATCCTTCAACAAAATTAGCCATCAAGATTCTCCGGCCAGCGGCATCCTGCGCTACCGGAAACATCGGCGCATTACTGTACATTAACTGAGTGGATCTTTCGTCCAGCACCTCATAATTATTGGAGTACTTATATTCTATATTGCTAATAGTTGAATTATCGGTGATCCCTGCTTTTATTTTGTTGACACTGTATATGTTGTAAGCGGTATTGCTTCCGTGTTCCCGTGCATAGACTTCTACATCGGTCACGTTTTTATTTCCGGACTGTACAGATAAAATAATTTTATTGAATTTATTCTGCATCCCTTCATTGTAACGGGAAGAGTTGATGAGGAAATTATCTTCCGGCTCAAAAACACAATCCGTATAGAAAGATAGTGTAGAGTAGGAGTCGTCAACATACTTATAACGGTATGTGAAGGCGATAAATTTCTCTTTGATCAGTTTATTCTCAATTGTTGGATCATCAATTTTATCAACAATAGTTGGAGCGAGAACCGGCGGTTTTTTCACAATCGTAATATCTTCCAGATTAAATCCGGCGGCATACTGCGAAGCTTTTGTAATATCCACAGACCTTTGGAACTGCCAAAACTCGCTGGAGAAAACTAAAAAATCACCAATCTGATTCACGCTGTTCAGATAATATTTTTTAGACTTTGGTAAATTATTCTGCCATCTGAAAAGATCAAATCTCAAATGCACATAATCCTCAATAATGACTCTGGATTGCCTTGTAATTACATCCGTCTCAATAATCCTGGAAAAACCATCCGCACGTGCAAGGAAATTGTATAGTTTATTATTGTCACCTTGGAACATCCGCACAGAAACCATTGTCTTCCCATCAGAATAATCTGCAATCTGCTCGCTCCCTTTAATAAATCTGAGCGTACCGTTTTCCCCATAGCCGGTCGGCCTCATATTCAGGAGGTAACTGTATGACTTATTATCAAGGAAAGCGTAGTTGGTATCGCTGTCCATTCTGGGAATGGGAAATATATTGGTTACTTTCGGCATTATTCTTTAGTTCATAAACAATGTCTTGTACAGATCATTGGTGGTTAGGGGATTTCTATTGGCTTTTTCTACAGCTTTGATGTTCTTGTACTTCTGGTAGAAGTATTGCGCCGTCTGCAGTGTTTTTGCGTCGCCTTCCAAAAGCTTATACTTCACGAAATACTCCAAAGCCATTGCATAACTGTCAGGAACTTGGATAGCGCATTCCTCAACACCAACAGTTTGATTCGTCACAAATTCAACGACTACAGCAACATCTTCAAGGTCGGAACTGAATTCTATAAAGTCAGCATTATCTTTTACCCAGGAGTTTTTGTGTTTCATAATATCATTCAGCATCTGCTCCCATTCCGGAACGCAGCATTCGCCGGTGCCCTTGCATTCAGTACAAGCGTGATCGCTGCATCCGCTTCCGTCCTCATTACAGGAAAGGCAATTTTGAGTGAGTGGTTCATTATTACAATCCGTAAGAAGTGTTCCGTCGCAGTCCACGAGGTAACTGAGCAGTTCTGACGGTACTTTGTTATTGCGGTCTATTTCTATGGTTCGCCCGTCACAATTCAGAATATAAGCTCTGATAAATCTTTCAAATCCTTCAGGTTTGTAAAGGCGACAACTACTCGGAACATTAATATTCATTCCTTTTATATGCATCCCAAACGTGAGATTGAGTTGCTGCATTCCAATTTTCGCATAGCGGTTAGCTAAATATCTCGGCTTCCCGAAGAATAAACTTCCCACAGTCTGAGATTCTAAACTGATGATATCCACTACAGATTGGAGATTCGTCATACTTTCTAAATATTAAGCAAAAAGGCAAAGGCGATGTTGCGAGGTTACATTTGTTTTCAAAGATAGATATGGACGCACACAAAAACCTTTTTGCTAAAACCAATCTCACCACGTCGGTAAGGTTTATCACAGCAGCAAAAATCACAGCTAAAAAATTCTGTAACGGAAACAACAATATGTCGGCAATCCTTTTTGCGATTATGGGCGACTTCGACAGTGCCAATAAATTAATGACCGGCTACCAGCGAAATGCAGTGGCAGATATCGCCTTCTCAGAAGATAAGTGCCACCAACTAAGAGAATTCTTTTTAGACATCTACAATGACGACGATGTGCTTCTCGATTTCCTGAATGCTAAAATCACCGAGCGAAGCATAAGCCTAAACCGAAGCAAAAAAGGAAGGAACAAAGAGGAAGTGATAGATTTCTCAAAACAGATTATCAACGACGACTTGCTGGCAAACCTTGATTTAAACTTTTAATAATGAAAAAGTCAAGTTTTACAGAGCAGAAAAAGGCTCAAATAAATAAAGCGATAGAGTTCGCTATTAATGAGCATTTATCAGTACTCAACTCTGATATCGTTCTACCTGTAAAACAAGGAAACGTAAATGATCTCCGGCTTTTGCCAACGGTAACTTCCCGAGATACGGTTTATAATAACCTAATGGACTTCCTTGATGACCCAGAAATAGATGCAAGCGTTAAAGTAAAATCTCAATCAAAAATAGTTTCCGGTTTAAAGAAGACTATGGATGAGTTGATTGCAAAAATAATCCTAAGACCAATGAAGCCTTACCAAGCTGGAGGATCAAAAAGAAATGAGAATAGTCCGATGGCTGATGAAGAAGAATTTGAAAAGTCTGATGACATTATTTCTTCCGTCTCAAACTCTGTTAAGAAAGCGAAGGACTTAGTAATCCTAATTAATAATCGAATTGCATCAATAGAAAATCCAGACAGTATTAAAGAAAAAGTTGACAGCCTTATAATCCCAAGCATTGCAGAGAGATATGCAAGAAATAGATAGATCATATCGTAGAAATTTACACTCGGTGGTTTTAGATCACATTCCAGAAGATGTTATCCTGCAAGGGAACACGGACACATCTTGGGATTACGGCTACAATACGGATTACGATATGGTGGTCATTTCCAAAGACGGAACTATTGGTCAAATTATAGAAATTAACACTCTTAAGATTGCGCTTCCGGCTCAGCCAAAGAAAACAATTCGCTTTAATGGACTTACTCGTGATGTTCAGAAGTGGGCTCGATATAAAGTTCCTTACGAATTAGACAACTTTGATAAGGCATTTGCAAGTGAGAAAAACATTGAATCTAAAATTAATGAAATAGCGATACTTCACAAAGAATTTATTGATAAGGATGCTGAACGGGAAGAAAAAGGCGACTGGTTATATATTGATGGTGAACCAACCTATATTTCAGGTGGTTACTATTTCTTTCTTCAATGGTATTTTCTTCCAGAAGATGGAATGTTCCCACAATTCAGAATGCCACAGCGAGATTATTTTATTTGGCTGGAAGCGTGCTATGCTGATAGAAGATGCGTTGGTAGTTTGCTACTAAAATCACGTAGATCAGCATTTACAGTGACATCATCCAGCGAGATTCTTAGAGATTCTATTCGGTACTATAATGCATATTATCCGATAATGGCAGATGTTGAAAAGCACGCTAACAAAATATTTTCAAACTACATCGTAAAGCCATTTCTTAGTTTTCCAAAGCATTTACAACCAATGCGAACGGGTAACGTCGTTCCAAAATCAGAATTGGCTTTTGATGCACCCAAAAGAAAATTCTCTACTAATTCTAAAATTAGTGTAGAAGCTGATGGTTTGGGAACTATCATAGCACCGACAGCAACTACTTTAAATGCTTATGACTCTACACGTCCACGTAAGTCTTTTAATGATGAGATCGGTAAAACGGAAATTGATATTACAGAATGGTGGGCAGTTCATAAAAAATGCCACCTTGAAGGTAGATCACTTAAAGGTAAAGCAATTTGTGGATCAACAGCAAATCCACCACAGAGAGGCGGTAAACCTTATCAGTTACTGTATGAGAACTCAAAACTTACAACCCGTGGAAATTCTGGATTTACCAAATCTGGTCTGTACGCACTTTTTATTCCTGGAGATTTTGCACAAACCGGATATTTTGACCAATGGGGATTTGTAGTTTATAAAAACACAAGTGAACCTATTTTAAGAGATAGTGGAGAAATGCTTACACAAGGTTCAAAAGAATTTTTGGATGATAAAGAAATTGAAAACGCAGACAATCCTAAAGCTTTTAATTATGAAAAAAGACAGGATCCAAGAGTAGACACAGATCCCTTCCGTGATGAACACGCTACTAATATGTATGCAACAGACGGAATGGTCAATCTGATTAACTTTCTGAAAGAATATCAAAAGACACCAAAGTATAAAACTTCTGTTTTCAGATTTGATCTTGTTTGGAAAAATGGAATTCCTGATTCTGATGAAGTTGAAATGGTACGAACGGACAAAGGTAAGTTTATGGCCTATGCGCCTGATGGTATTTTTCCAATTCCATTGGAAATGCGAAACAAATTCACGAAAGGGGCAAAAGGAAAATCACCAGTCAACGGGCATTTAGCCGGATTAGGAATTGACCCGTTTACAGCGAACAGAACTCAATATGGAGGATCTAAACAAGGTATTGTAGGGATGACTACCGACCATATAGATCTTACAGAAAAGCAAAAAGACACAGTATTCCTATACTATAATTTCAGGGGAAGTACGTTTGAGGAAGGATTAGATGATGCTATAAAAGCCTGTATATATCTATCAATACCAGCACTTATCGAAACAAATAAAGATCAAGTTGTAAGAGAGTTTTACAGAAGAGGAATGCGTCATTACGTTGCGAATAATCCATTTAAAAACAAGAAAGACCTAACACCTGATGAGCTTTCGTACGGAGGAATTTACACATCAGCATCCGCAAGAGAAAAGCAGGAATCCTCTTTACTAACCTACGTGAAAACAGAATTCCCCGAAGTCATAGACGAAAATAATATCAAATGTCCTTTTGTAGAACTGAATGAGCACACATCGGAATACACAGACAAGAACCGAACATCAAAGGATGATGTTGTAGCTCTTCAATTGGCACGGGCGACAACAAGTAAAGGAATTAAGAAAAAGGAGCAAATAACCATCCAAACCGCAAGCACAGAAGACCTTGCAAAACTTTTTGAATTTAACGCAGAACCAGAATACAGCAACTATAACTAATGAACACAAAATACGGCATATACAGATTTCCAAACGAGATGGTCTCCAACGAAAAGAAAAAATCTTTTGAGTTTGGTAGAGAATACGGTTCTGCCATCTGGAGCCAGTGGGAAGCAAAATTCTATTCCCGGAATGCAAAGCACACCAAGTGGCGCAAGTATGCCAATGGCGAGCAGGATATTGCGAGGATAGAGAAAAACATTATGCGGAATTACATCAAAAAAGAATTCCTGCATTACGACAAAGAAGACCGGATCAAAGATTTAGCGTGGCTGCTGCGTGAGTTCAAAAACTCTGTGGATATGGGAGAATTTATTCCTGTTGTGAAAGCGACAGATCCCTTTGCAATGGAGATAAAAGACACGCGAAAGAACGAGAAGATGAAACTGTTCTATGCCAAAGATTTTCTAATGCAGGCAGCGCAACTCAACGGCGGCCAGTCACCGATTCCCTTAGAAAGCATTCCACAATCCAAAGAACAGGTAGACTTGGAAGAGGAAACCGCAAAACCCTTGAGAGTGGAGCGTGGCGAACTGAAAGCTTTGGATTTCTTTAGCCTTACCAACCGTTTCGATCTGATACAGGAAGAAGTGATGGATGATGCTTTGGATTCAAACATAATGATTTCCTACACCAGCACAGACCCTATTGAAGGGATTAAAATAAAAAGAATCCATCCGGACAAATATGTAGGCGACGAGGATAATCCGGACAAATATTTTACCAATTCCAGATACCACGGCCACATCGATCACATCACCGTTGGCACATTCAGAAATATCGCATCAGCTTCGGGATTAAAGTTCACTGAGGAACAGATTGTAAAGATCGCCGGCTGCTCCACAATTGATGAACTGAATGATAATATTCTGATCAAAGTTTTATTCTATTCCTACCAGACTTATTTCCTGGATGTTAAGAAAAAGAAAATCAACAGAAACACCAAATCGATTTCTCTTATTGACCGAAGCAAAGACATTGGCACCGATAAAGAGTACAGTCCAAAATTAGCCTCAGACAAATCTGAGAAGATTGAGGAAAATTACGATGTATGGTTTGAAGGAATTATGGTTTTGGATGCCGACAGAACATTGATCCGCCACAGATTGGTTCAGAATATCCCATCCTACAAAGGGAAGATTTTATCACCTTACGTGGTATGCAGACCGAGAAAAATAGGAATTGTAGAAGAACTGATTCCGAGGATTGATGCGATGACGGAACTGCGACTGAGAATCCTACACCTTAGAAACACGCTTCGTGGCGATACGCTGAATGTTTTCCAGGATGAGATTACAGATGTCCATTTAAACGGTAAAGATCAACCGCCATTACCACCACAGGAAGTATTGTCATTCCTACTCACATTGGGAATCAACTTTATTAAAACACGTGATGATGAAGGCGATCCAATCCCGGGCGGTAAAACATCATTCTCTGTAACACCGGAATCAATTCCACGTTCTTTGATTGAACTTTCCAACCAGTACCTTCAGGAAGAACAGAAACTTTACAGAGCATTTGGCGCTTATCAGTACAACCAGGTAAAGCAGGATCCTAAAACCAATACGATCAACGAGCCATACAGGATGACAGATAATACCGCAATGCGTGATTACACCAATTGCCTCTTCGAATGGTCACGACAAAACCTGCAGGTCATCAGCGCAAGACTGAATGATGCGATTGAGTTCCCGTACGTGAAACAAATGCTGGAAGATAATCTGGGCGACGAGGATGTGAATGTAATGACGCAATATTTCAAAGACAGAAAACAGCATTACTTCGGATTGTATCTGGATTATATTCCGTCTCAGCAGGAGCGTCTGGATTTTGCTGCAGGAATAAAAGTCCACTTGCAAAATGGTGAATTGACGGTTGCAGATGAATGGGATCTGATGATGATCCGTAATCCTAATCAGGCAAGAGCGACATTAGCATTACGACTGGAAGCCAACAGAAAGAGAATGGAGCAGTTCGAAATCAATAAGGTGAAGGAAGCATCCAACGCCAATATCGAAGCATCCAACGCCGCTTATGAGAACAAGGCGAAACTCAGCCAGCAGGAACACGAGCAGAAATTACAGTTGGAGCAATACAAATTCAACAATGAGACTTTCCTGCTTCAAAAAGATGGTGAGATTAAAATCAATGTTGCGAATGTTTCTGCCAATGCCAAAGTAACGGGCGACCAATTCCGCCAGCAGTTTGAAGCCGACCTTACCAAATTCAAGAAGGAACAGGACGCGAAGAACCGGCAGGAAGCGATCAATCTATCGTACGACAAGCAGGAGAAACTTTTTAAACTTAAACAAGGTGAGATCGACAGTATCAACGACGAATCGCCTGCACAACCAATAGACCTATCAACTTTACAAAACACAATATAATGAGCAATTTTTTAAACATCAAAGCCTTGGCAGACAGAACAAAAAAAGGGATCCAGAATCAACTGAAACCCATTATTGTAAAAAACACCAAATCCGGTTGCAAAACCTGCGGAAATAAGTAGTAACTTTAGTTAAAACAAAGAGCAAAATGGAACACGAAATGGACGATTATTATGATTTTAAAATCAGGAATTCAGGAGAAACCAAGGAAAAGAGAGGTTGCGACGAACTCATAGGCGACACAGACTATGGAAGCAAAGACTATGACGGCATATAATATGAAAACAAATACAGTAATCGGCGACATCATCGCTATCTAAACAAAACTACTTCAACGAAATTACCTACTGGACAGCTTTTTTAGTTGTCCTTTTGTTGTAAAACATTCTCCTTAAGTTGCTTCCTTAATTCTTGTAAATCTTCAAATGTTATAATTCCTGATGTAACATTTTCTATCGATTGAAGGTTACTTAGTTCTGAATGTGGAAATTTGAAAGCATATTTCGCAGTTCGAATATCCTGATACACACCTGGAATCCAACCTCCTTTATCTGAGATGACATAAGTGCCATCTTTATACATCATAATTTAATTGTCCTTTTTTTTGAAAGGGTTTTTCTCCCATTCTTTCCATTTATATTTTATTAATCTATTGATTTTATTGGCATGTGTTAAATTTTTTACGATGTTTTCTTGCATCTCTTTTGGAATTGGTGCATATTTTAAATAATTGAAAAATACCATATATTACTTTTTAGCTATTACTTTTTAAATCGATCTAGTTAAATCTACAATTGTTGCAGTGTTAACTAAATCACCGTGTAGATTATACCCTTTTTGAAATGCATCCTTTCTACTTTTAGCTTCAATAATGAAAGAGAAAATATGAGTTTCAGTTCTGACTATAATTCTATATTGTTTCATACTTTAATTTTTACTGATTACTTTAGTTTTCCCTGCTTCCAATGACTTTAATTTTATATCAAAGGCATTATCTCCGTAGATAAGATTGTCTGTATTTGTCCACGTTGATTTTATTTGGTTGATTGTCATTTAATTGTGTCTTTACTTATTAAACTCACGCTTTGTATATTTGCTGAAATATATCTTCCTCCGACAATCAAATGTCTATAACTTAGTTGGTATTCAGAACCTTCTGCTTTAATTGTGTCCACACTTCCATTATCATCTTTAACTTTTAGAGTGTATAAAAACTGTTTTGA